ATGGCTTAGGCGATATAATCAAAAACGAGATATCCGTATCGTTTGGTCGTAACGAAGATAACAAGGCGGCTGATTATGCCGAACTTGCGAAGGGTCAAGGGTTTCAACCGACACAAAAGATGAAGGTCGAACCCATGACTCTGAAAGCGCTAGTCCGTGAGCGTATTGAGGCAGGAAAAGAAATGCCAACGGAAATCTTCGGGGTGTTCTCGGAGAATAAAACAACAATAAAAAGGAACAAGTAACATGAACCAAGTAACAGAAAAAAAGAATGGTGCACTAGCTACATTTGATATGGAAGCTGATGCACAACAAGGAGCCCAGAATATCTCGCAAGAAGATCTTGCGTTACCATTCTTAAAAATTTTGGGACAACTATCTCCAGAGGTTAACAAAAGAGATGGTAAATATGTCGAGGGCGCAGAGCCAGGCAAAATCATAAACACTGTCACCAATGCATTGTACGATTCGATCAATGTCGTACCATGTCATTACAAAAGACAGTACATTGAATGGCAAGACAGAGGCACATCAACGGGTGCTCCTGTTGCGATACACGATGCAGATAGTGATATAATCAGCCAGACGACTAGAGGTAAAGACTATAAAGATAGATTACCAAACGGTAACTACCTTGATAATACCGCTAGTCATTTTGTACTTGTAGTCGGTGACAACCCGGAAACAGCATTGATATCTATGAAGTCTACTCAATTAAAAGTTAGTAGAAAATGGAATTCAATGATGATGGGTTTAAAGATGCAGGGTAAAAACGGTTTATTTACTCCGCCAACTTACAGCCACATTTATAAACTATCAACTGTTCAGATGTCTAACGACAAAGGAACATGGTTTGGTTGGGATGTAGCAAAGGTAGGACCAGTTACAGATAAAGGTATCTATGACATGGCAAAATCTTTTGCAGATTCTGTAGGTAAGGGTGAGATAGAAGCAAAACCTGAAACTCAAGAACAAACTAAAAAATCTTTAAATTTATAAGATCCTAGGTAGTGGGCGTCTAAGCGAGAGTGGAGCCGCCCACTTTTAATTTATGAATCAAAAGATAAACAAAAAACCTACGACCTATGAAGACTGGCTAGACCAGGGATATGTCATCATACCCACTGATCAAAAAAAATCTAGGATTAAGTGGAAAGATGAAAATTTTAGTTTAACGAAAGAAGAATGGAAAAATAATTATTCAAAAGCGCAAATAGCATTAAGACTCGATAATCATATAGATTTAGATATAGATAATTATACAGTAGGAAGATTTATACCGCACTATTTAAAATCTTGTGGTGCAATATACGGAAGAAAAAATAATCCTAAAAGCCACTACCTTTGGACAGGCTCTTGTGAGTTTATACAATATGTCTTACCAAGTGATTTTGAAAAATGGTACAAAAATTTTCCTAAAGGTGCAGTCCTTTGTGAGTTAAGAAGTGGTAAAGAAAGGTACTCTGTTGTTCCAGAATCGCCTTATGATTCAAATGGCGAAACTATAAAATGGGAAGAGTATGAAGATATTTATCCTTATAACGGAAATATTGTAAGTGATGTTGGTAAAATAGCTTTATCGACTGCACTAACTATGATGTATCCACCTGCAGGAAGTCGAGATGTTTATTGCACTGCAATTGCAGGAACTCTTTTAAAAAATACAGATTGGACTCCAAAACAAATAGATGATTTTGTGCACCGAATAGCTATAGAAGCAAATGATACAGAAGCAGATAAAAGAAGTGAAAAAGGAACTACAGGTGAAACAGCAGAAAAAATGTATGGAATTCCTAAATTAGCAGAAGTTTTAAATGTAAATAAAAAAGATATAACTAAAATATTTAATTGGATAGGCATAAAATTAAAAAGCGAAGAGATATTAGAGCACATAGGGGATATCATTGAATATGGCAGTGATAGATATTTTGTAAAAATACATGGCATAGATGAAGGTAAAAAATTTGAAACAGAGATAAAAGTAGAGGGACCACAGTTAATGAACAGAAAAATATTTTATCACGAGGTTATGAAACAAGCTCGAGTATATCTTCCTTTTATGAAAGAATTAGATTTTGAAAAAATGATGATAGCAAAATTTGAAGCTAGAACTAAATCACCAGACTATGATCCAGAGTCAAGTGAAGATGTAAGATTTATAAGTTGGTTTAATGAATTTATAGCTGATCACAAAGTATTTACAGATAAAAAAGAGCTGTTTGAGTTTAACATGCCTTACTTTAATCAAAAAAATAATAGTTTAGAATTTAAAATGGACAAGTTTGATAGTTACCTACAGAGAAAAAGAATTAATATGGCAAGAGTTGATTTAGTTTTAACGTGTAACAGAGTTTTAAAAGCAAAAATATATAGAGGTAAGTATAAGGAGCATTCTTGTACAAGTTATAGAATAAAAAAATATAATGTTAACAAATCTCATCTTATTGTAGATGGAGAAGCAGAAGAAATAATAGAAACAAAACAATTACCAAATGAACAATCTTAAATTTATAGCAGGTCCTCCTGGCACTGGTAAAACTCACAAGTATTTAACCAAAAAATACAAAGAATTATTATCTAAATACAAACCAGAAAATATAATTTTACTATCTCACACTAATGTAGCAGCTGATGAAATTAGAGACGCAGTGCAGGATCTACCAGAGATAAAGAAAAAAGATTTAGATGATAAGTTTTTTGAATATAAAATATGTACGATACACAGTTATTGTCAAAGTAAATTAATAAAAAAATCATTGTTTGATGACGAGGACCATAAAAATTTATGTAGAGAACACAAAGAGTTTAGATTTCATGATGAGACTGTAGATGAACACGATTTTTATAAATTTATAAAAGGAGCTATTGGAAGAGGTTTGACTCCAAAAGAGTATTTTTTACAACTAAAAGAAAGCGGTGATTTAGAAAAAAAGAAGTACAAAGACTTAAAAGTTATAATGAAAATGCGAGAGTGGTTTAAAGAATACAAAGACAGAGAACAAGTTCGTGCTTATGAAGATATGATAGAGGAGTTTAATAATAAAAACACAAAAATTCCAGAGATAGATGTTTTAATTGTTGATGAAGCGCAGGACAGTAATGTTCCTCAAAGAAAAGCTTTAGAGAAAATCGCAACACATGCAAAAGAATTTATAATGATAGGAGACCCAGACCAGACAATATTTGAGTGGGCTGGTGCGGATGCACATTACTTTCATACGATATCTAAAGATGCAGAGCAATTAGAGGATGGTTTGAGATGTGGGCAAACAATTAACAATTTATGTAAAGAGATAATAGCACCAATTTGGAAAAAATATAAATATAGTAGAGTTTGGAAACCTGCAAAGGGTATAATAGGTAATCATTATCATTTAGCAAATTATAGAACAGACTGTTCTCATTTAAGAATATTGTTAGATAAAATTAAAAATACAAAAGAAACTTTTTTATTTACATTTAGAGGTAAACCTTCGGGAGATTGGTGTAGAACTTTTTTTCAATTACATGGTATACCTTTCTCTCATGTTGGTAATGATCCTTTTGTTTCTAAAAAACAGTTTGAATGCCACAAGTTTTGGCCACAATTTGTAAAAGGTAAGCCTTTTTCATTACTACAGATAAAAAATTTTCATTCTTATATGGGATCTAAAGCTGTAGTGCATGGCAAGGGTAAGAAAACTTTTTCTTTTAAAGGCTGGGTCAATAGAGAATATACAATAGATGAATTAATAAAAGAAAAAATTTTTAAATTAGAAAGTAAAACCTTAACAGATTTTTTAGATGTAAGAGTGAGAAGTGAAGTTAAGGATGACCAGGTAAGATTTATCAAACAGCTAATAAGAGACAATATTAATTATGATGATCAAGTTAGAGTTCAATACGGATGTATACATAAAGTAAAAGGACTTACATTTGATAATGTAATAGTAGATGAGACTTGCACTAGACCAGAGGATTACTTTACTCAACTACGTTTACAATACGTGGCTTATAGTAGAGGGAGAATAGATTGTTGGACCATTAGATCACAAAGACAATATACATTAGGACAAAGAGAAAGTTCGCTGCCAACATATGTGTATAGTTCTAGAGGAGGTAGAGAAAGAGCATGGCTAAAATAAAAAATAAAAATGTTTGGGACAAACAACATGGTGGGAGTCACTATCAAAAGTATGTTATTCAACCAAGTAAGTTTGTTGTTGAGAATAAATTGCTATATCCAGAAGGATGTGCTATTAAATACATCATTAGACATCAAGATAAAAATGGTAAAGAAGATATTTTGAAAGCTATACATTTTTTAGAAATGATATTGGAGAGGGATTATAATGTGTAAAACACCAGAAGATTTAGATCTTAATAATGTTAAAACTGTTGCAATAGATATAGAAACATACGATCCTAATCTTAAAACAAAAGGATCGGGTGCTATACGAGGTGATGGTTTTATCTGTGGTGTAGCTGTTGCTACAGAGAAAGAAACTGCGTACTTTCCTTTAAGTCATGCCGACACCGATTTATCTTTAGATAAAAAATTAAAAATCTGGGAGTGTCTTAACGAAAGAATATTTCAAAATGATCAAATAACAAAAGTATTTCACAATGCAATGTATGATGTGTGTTGGATAAGATCTGTTACTGGAAAAAGAATGCGAGGGCGTATTGTTGATACTATGATTGCAGCCTCTGTTATTGATGAAAATCGATTTAAATATTCATTAGACGCATTATCAAAAGATTATTTAAAAGATGAAAAGTATAAATATGATTTACAAGAAAAAACATTACAATGGTCTGGTGGTACAGTAAAAGATCCAATGACTAACATGCATAAGTTGCCTGCCTCTGTTGTTAAAGAGTATGCAAAACAAGATGTAAACTTAACGTTGAGATTATGGAATCTATTTAATAAAAAATTAGACGAAGTATTATATATTAAACCTGAAGACAATAGTAAAAAAACTTGTAGAAATATTTTTGAATTAGAAACAAAATTATTTCCTTGCCTAGTTGACATGAAATTTAAGGGAGTTAAAATAGATGTCGCAAAAGCAAAGGCATTTGGTAAAAGATTAGAAAGATGTAGGGATAAAATAATTAAATTTATTAAATCTAAAACAGAAGTCGATGTTCAAATATGGGCTGCAGCCTCAATAAAAAAATTATTAGATAATCAAGGAATACAAAATTATAAAACAACACCAAAGTCTGGAATGCCTCAACTTCCAAAAGATTATTTACGTACGCATAATAATAGATATTTAAGATTAGTAGCGAAGGCCAGAGAATACGACAAAGCTAAAAATACTTTTGTTGATGGCTTATTAGATTTTGTACATAATGAAAGAATACATGCAGATATAAATCAAATAAGAACTGAAAGAGGGGGAACAGTTACTGGTAGATTTAGTATGTCAAATCCTAATCTGCAACAGATTCCATCAAAAGGATTTATTGGTAAAAAAATGAGAGAGTTGTTTATACCTGAGACTGGCTGTCAGTGGGGTAGTTTTGACTATTCACAGCAAGAACCTCGTATTGTAGTGCATTACGCGCTTAAATTAGGCCTTGCAGGCACAGATAACTTAAAAAATGAGTTTGATAGGGAGGATGCTGATTTTCATCAAATAGTGGCTGATATGGCTAATATACCTAGATCACAGGCAAAAGTGATTAATTTAGGTCTTTTCTACGGTATGGGTAAGATAAAATTACAAAAAGAATTAAATCTAGAATACACCGAGGCAAATAAATTATTTCAAACGTACCATAGCAAAGTGCCTTTTGTAAAAGAATTATCTTACGAACTATCTGATTTTGCAAAAGAGCAAGGTCTATTATTTACTTTGGGAGATAGATTTTGTAGATTTAATAAGTGGGAGACTACAGATAAAAAATGGAACTCTAATAAACAAAGGTTTGATGAGGTGCCTTTATACAATACTAAAGAAGCAGCGATAGATGCTTACAAATTAGAACAGATGGAAAAGTATCATGAATTATTAGATGAAAATTTAGATCATTTTGATAAGCATTTTACACGAGCTTTTACTTACAAAGCTTTGAATAGATTAATACAAGGATCTGCCGCAGATATGACAAAGAAGGCTATGGTAGATTTATATGAAAAAGGTATAATACCACACATACAAATACATGATGAACTTTGTGTGTCGATCAGGACTGAAGAAGAACGGAACACGGTTCATGAAACAATGAAGAACGCTATACCTCTTGAGGTTAAAAACAAAGTAGACTATGAATTTGGACCAAATTGGGGTAGTATTAAATGAGGATAAATTATGGCTTACTTAAATGCAAACATACCACCAGTTTATGCACAAATAAGAAGAGAATTTTTATATGATCTTAAAAAACATCATGGAGAAGTTGAAGACTGTATTATCTTTGGCATATCAGCTCTTACTGGAAGGAGCATATTATGGCATGCTATTATGGAAAACGGTGCAATATTTTATCGCTTACCAATTAGCGCGTTTATTCAAAAGGGATTTGAGCCATCCGACGTGCCCACAAGAAGACTTGATGAACTACAGCTCTGGAATTGTTTTTCTTATTATCCTGCTGTCACTTCTTGGGATATTTTAGAATCACAAGCCGGTAAATATATCGGAAAAGATAAAAAATGGCACTCAGGAAAATATTTATTTACTATTGACTTTGCACATCCAGAAGCTAACATACTTGACACTGATCATTCAGAGATTCCGCACGAACACAAGTGCGCTCACATTATTGCCTTAGATGATGGCAATTTTGCAGCACAACCAAATAATAGATGTATATGGGATATTCCTTCTTTTACAGTAAAAGATGAGACTCCTGATTGGAAAGTGCAGACCTCTGAGTGGAACGTAGAAGATAGTAGAGCATGGCGGACAGAAGACACCGACAAGTTCTTCTATGAAATAGAGGAAAAGAAAAATGATTGATAAAATTAAAAAAGCTATTGGCAAGATTTGGGACAAAATCAAATCTATATTTTGGAAAAAATAATATGATTGGAGGTTGTTATGGACTACAGGTTCACAGCAATACTTATAATTTTGTTATGTTTATTGGCAGTTTTTGTACGGCCACCACAGCCGTTGCAAGTTAATCCAAAAGATATTATAATCCCTCTACCAAAACCAAAGGGCATCGATAATGAAGCCTGGAATGAAATAGAATGAGTAAGAAACCTTTAAACATATCTGAAGAAGCGGCTGTGCAGATGCCGATGAAGACGGTTGCGTCTTTGATAATCATCGTCGCTCTCGGCACTATGGGCTACTTTCAAATGATAGAAAGACTAAACATTGCAGACACTCGTATACAGATAATGGAAAAAGATTTACAGGAAAACACAGAGTTTAGAATTAAATGGCCACGTGGACAATTAGGCTCACTGCCCGCTGATTCTGAGCAGTTTATGATGATCGAAGATCTGTATAAAACTACGGATAAGTTAAATAAACATATAGAATCAATGGCTTTAAATAAAGTAAACATAGAATTTTTAAGAAAACAAATGGACAAGGTTTTAATTGATATTGAAAAGCTTAAAGATGCAAATAGAGAAATGAAATACACAAACGGCAATGGGAGTTACTCACAATGATAGAAGCTGTGGTAGGATTACTTATGTTTGTAAACGGAGAAATTAAGGAGGCACGTTTGCAACCCTCGATGGCAATTTGTTTACGAGGAAAACGTGAAGCTGAGAGACAGTTTTCAGAATCTGTTACATATAAATGTTGGAAAGGCAAAGCAGAATTAGAAGACAATATAGATGGCTCAAAATCGATTAAAAAACTCATCATTGAATAAAGCTGCTAAACAATTAAAAGATAGACGCTATCATCAACGTGTGGTACGATCGAAGAAAGTTTATAACAGAAAAAAACATGAAGATTACAGCAGAGATAGTTAACGGTAAATGTCCAACGTGTGAAGAATACACTATGTTAGTTGGACTTACAAAACAATTGTACAGGTGCATGACTTGTGGCACAGATCTAGAGCAACATGTGAATGGTAGGATAGTCTATCTACCACACATAACAAGACCAGCGGACATGGATGTGTTTGTAAAGGAGTGGTCTGAGTAATGGCCAAACGTAAGTTTACAAACTTTGTACCACGTCCAAAACCTCGTAAACGTCCAGGTAGACATACAAAAAACCTAAATAAATCTAAGAAAAGATCGTATAAAAAATACAACCGACAAGGTCGTTGACAAAATAAAATAAATGACTATCCTATATTTATGAAAGAAAAAATAATAACATTAAAAGTAGAAGGTGCAGCGCA